GGATGATCCTGCGCGCCAAGGCCGACAGCCCTTGGCGCGCCCAGCGGGAGCAGCAGCTTCGGTGGCGGGGCTGGTCGCGCAGCTTGCCTGCAACAATGCTGATTGGACTGGCAGCCCGTAGGGGAGTCTTTTGCATTAAAAAACAAAGGAAAAATTCGGCTGATACCAACAAAAATACCAACAAGTGAAAGCTGCCCAGAGGAGTCACAGTCGATTTTCGGGAAGGTGTGGCGATACCAACACAGGGCATCGCCACGCCGATCTTAGAAGCCCGACAGGCGAACCTTGATCGAGGCTACACCGGCCCCGGCCGCTTCCACGGCCACGCCGATCTTGGTATTCCCGGACGCGGTGACGGTTGCCAGCTTGGTTGTGCTGTTCCAGTAGATCGCCACGCCCAGGGTGGCAACATCCGCGCCAACCTTGGGCAGTTCCCGGACGCCAGAGGTTTTCACGTCGACCGATGCGCCGGAAGCCGCGTCACCTTGGGCAATGCCGATGATCGCGCCCGCGATGACCACGCCGCCCGATGCAACCGCCGCGGGGGCGGGGATGGTCACGGTATTGCCCGCCTGAATGAAGTTCTTTGCCATGTCAGAGTCCTTTGGATGTGTTGAAGGTGATCGAGGTGGAAGGGCTGTTGCCGCCCGCCCGCCGAATTTCGGTGTCGAGAGAGGAAAGCGCGGCTGCCAATTCGGCATGGCTGCGATACCGGACGGACTCGCCGCTGGAGTCCGTCACCATCAGGACGCCGCTGAATTTGGCGTCCATCAGGCGTTCGCGCCACTCTTGGAGTTGGGCGAGGGTTGCCATTACGCCCCCGCGTTCCGGTAAGCGCCCCGGTGATCCGTCGCGCCCGCGCCGAAGTCGAGGGTAACGCGGAATTCCCGGCCCAGCACTTCCCAGCTGTCGCGGCTGGACAGTTGCGGCCCTTGCGCGCTGGACAGGTAGGCATATTCCAGCACGGGGGCGGTGGTCGGGTCACCGAACAGATACCAGCCGTTCCCGGTCAGGCGCGGTTCCACCAGCAGCGACAGCTTGCCGCCGAAGGGGTTCACGTCTGCGGTGGTGTTCGGCTGGATTGAGGCCAGCAACTTTTCGGCTGCCAGTTCCAGTGCCGGGCTGACCAGCAGGAAGCGCGGAACCACGTTCACCGGAGTCTTGCCATCCTGCATTTTCTGGATGCGCATCGCCTGCCGGGCTTCATCCAAGGCGAGAATGTCCAGGATCGCCCCAGAGGCGGCAAGGTTACCGTGATCGGCATGGAACAGCGCCTTGCCGTCGCCCATCGTGACGCCCGCGCCCGCGTTCGCGGTCAACAGCGCCAGAAGCTGCCCGGCTTCGGTTTCCGCCGCTGCCTGGCCCATCATTTCGCCCCAGCGGGCAAAGGCCCCCAGATCGTCATTGATGATCGCCTTGCGCGACAGGCTGAAAATGCCGCCGAAGGTTTCGAGGCTGTAGCCTTCCTTTGCTTCGGCCGTGGAAAGCGCCTTGATCTCGCCCGCTTCCGTCACCTTTTCCAGTTTGGTGAAGTTGCCCACCTTGAGCGTGGACAGCGGCCGGAAGTCGGCTGCGGTGCGTTGCCGCGCCAGTTGCTTCACCGGGCTTTCCGCGCGCTTGTAGGCATCGGCCAAGACGCGATTGCCCGCGCCGGTCAGCAGTTCCGGGAAGTCGGAAACCGTGTGCATGGCGCGTTGCAGCAGTTCTTCGCGGCCCATCATCGCCACGCCAACGGTGCCGCTGCGGGACAGGGCATCGCGGGCATAGTCGGCAAGGCCCATCTGCATGAAGGGGCGCGCCGCGTCGGTCGGGGCGGTGCCCATCATCCGGGCGGAAAGGGCTTCCACCTGCCGGGCTTGGAGTGCGGCCGGGTCATCGCCGGAAGCGCCCACGGTGGCGGTGCGGATCGGCGCGGCCGAACGCTGCGCCATCGCTTCAAAGGCCGCGCTGCGGGCTGCGGTCACATCCGCGCCGGAGTCGATCTGAGAATCTGCCCAGGCCGAGTCCAAGCCCGCCGTGGTGGCGATGCTGCGGATTGCGGCGCGGGTTTCGAGGGTTGCCGCGTCGGGCGCGGTGGTCACGTCTTGGAGCAAGGTAGCACTCCTGATAAGGGCTTGGGGGTCTGCGGGAATGGCGACAAGCGAGGCTTCCACCAGTTCCCAGGCGGTGGCGGTTCGGACGCGCTGCCCGGCGGCATCGGAAGAGTCGTGCCACTTGGTCACGCGGTAACCGATGCTGACTCCGGTCACGTCGCCGCGCTCGATTGCGGCAAGGGCTACGGGGTCGCTGATGCGAAGGGTCGCCACGATCTGCCCGGCTTCAAACCGGACATTCTTCACGCGGCCCTTCACGTCTTGGATTGAGGCTTGCCGATGCGAGTCGAGAACCGGCAGGCGCGGCGCGATGGTCACGGCTGCGGGGTCGATTGCGAGGCGTTCGACATAGCCCGCGCGCTTGACCGGCGCGCCAGTGGACAGGACCACGTCGACGGTGCCGTCATCGCGGTTCAGCGTGGCGGGTGCGATGGTCGCAGCCCGCGTTTCAAGGATGGTCATTCGTCGCCAGCTTCCTTCTGCGGTTGGGGCGTGGCGGCGCGGGGGTTAGGGGTTTCCCAAGGGGCGGGGTGCAGGGTCACCGGCCTGTCAGATTCATTCGACAGGGCACGGGACCAGCCTTTGCGCCATTGGGTTTTCGGTGTGACGTTCATTCGTCGCCAGTGTCCTTCGGTTCGGGCGTGGCGGCGCGGGGGGTGAAATTCAGTTGCAGCCGGGTTTCGCGTTCCCGATCTGCGGCAATTTCGGCATCAAGGGTTTCAATGTTGAAACCACGTTCGGCAACCGCCTGGCGGCGCGACATAAGCCCGGCTTCCAGGGCATCGCGGATCGCCGCAACGTCCTTGGCCGGGTCAATCCACGGCATCGGCGGGGGATAGTGTTCAGCGGCAAGCCACAGGGGCGCGGCTGCCTCAAAATCGGCTGCGGGCAGATCGCCGCGCAGGATCAGGGCAGAAACCGCCCGTTCCCAGATCGGCCCGCAAAGCTGCGGGATGATCGTGCCGAATTGAATCTGTTCCAGCTTCTGCCGGAATGCCACCATGCCCGCGCGCAAGCTGCCATAGTTCGCTTCCCGCAGATCGCCGCTGACCAGATGCGCCGGAACGCCCAAGCCCGCCGCAATGGCCCGGATTTGATGCGCCACGAATTCGGCGGTTTGCTGCGCGTGCTGCGGGGTTGAAAAGCGAATGTCGAAACCGGACGGCAGGCGCTGCAAGACGCCCGGTTCAAGGCCACGGGTCAGGATGCCAGACTCGTCGCTGGCATCGAACGGTTCGCCCGTGCCGTTTTGATCGACAAGGAAGCCCGCGAACATCGCAGCCGTTTTCACGCCAACCGCAAGGGCATCTTCCAGTTGATCGAGTTCCGCGAGGCGCAGAAGAACCGGGGCAAGCCATGAGACGCCGCGAACCTGCCCCGCTCCAAGCGGGTGCATGAGGTGCAGCATATCTTCGGCGGGAATGCGGATCGTGCCATAGGTCGAGGCGAAAACCTCAGTCGGGCGGGCTTTCAGGACGTGATAGGCCACGCGCTGCCCGGCCGCGTTGAATTCGATCCCTGCCACGACATAGCCGCCGCCCGGCAGGTCGCGCGTGTCGGACTCGTCCACCATTTCAGCGGGCAGAAGCCGCAGCCGTAGCCCATTGGCGCGGGTTTCCATGTGCAGGAAGGCTTCCCCGTCGACGATCATCGCCCGGACAGCCGCAGCCTGAATCCCGAAAAGATCGGTGCGGGACTCCGCGTCTGCCCGCTTGGCCCATGTGCCGAAAGCCGCGCCGATGCTGGCACGGTTGCCCGCGTCGGGATGCTGTGAGGCGGGCTTGATGCCAAAGCCCACAAGCCCGGAAACCAGCGCCGAAACGCCATTCGAGGCCCAAGGGTTGTTCGCCACAAAGTAGCGGGCGCGGCTGCGGATCGGGGCAGAAGCTGCCAGTGTTTCCGGCCCGGTGCGACCGAAGGAAGGCGCAGATGACCAGCGCCGCCCGCCTGCCGCGCCGTCAAAGCGCCGGGTCTGGATCGGCGCGGGGTTCCGTTTGAACAGATCGAGAATGCCCATGTATCAGGACTCCATGAGTGCCAGAAGGGCGGCAATCTGGGTCGACGCGGGCGCGGTGTAGCGCCCCACTTCGGGCTTGTCGGAAAGCAGCCCGTCAAACTTCGGGTTGCGCTGCCAGTCGGCATAGATATGCGGTTGACCATCCGTCAGAAGCGCGACGTGGAAGGCAAAGGTTTCGCCCGCGCGAACCCGGCGAATGGCTTCATCCACCAGCGGCAAGCCGGTTTCCCCACCCGCAACCTTGACGCGCGGCCCGGTGACCGGGTGGCGCTGCAACCAGCGCGCATAATCTTCCGTAAAGACTCGGTCCAAGCCGAATAGGGTGGCCTGATAGATCAGGCGCAGCGCCACAATGGAACCCAGCGAATAGGTGTTTGTGCGACCTTCCAGGGCGACGGGCGGCAGGTAGAAGCGTTGCGAGATATTGCGCAGCGCCTTGTCGACGCTGGCAACCTTTTCTAGGGGCAGTTTGTCCAGGCCCACAAAGAAGGGAACGGCTTGGGCGATGGTATAGGTCATGTGTAAGCCTCATTCTTTCGCTCTATATCTCATTTTTGAGTGGTAGAGTCAAGCGTGAAGTGCTACCAAGGTTCCACGTTCAGGTGACATAGACGAATCGGGGCGGGAAACCGGCCTGACAGACTGCAAAGGTTTTCGCGCTGCGGTGTTTCCAGCATCGTTTCTTCGCAGCGCGAATGAGGGTCCGGGTTGACTCCTTCCCCCGGTTTTAGGGCGGCGCTGGCGGGTGCCGCCCTTCCCTTATTGCAGAAGGAGTCTCACATGCGAAAACTGACTAAATCAGAATTGCGCAGCGTTCGGACGCTGGCAAATATTCTCACCGAAAGCGGGCTGTCCTATGAAGGAACCGCCTATATTGTCGGAATGCGCCTGAAATATCTTGGCGCATTTTCGATTTCCAATTTGGAACAGGTTTTCCAAGTTCGGAAGTAAAAGCACTTTTGCCGTGAGATGCACAATGAATGAGCCGTAGACATAAAATCCCCGCTCATTCATAAGTCGATTCGTTCAAACCGAAAAGGAGTCGCCTTATGCACCTGCAACAATCCACCGGAAGCATGGAAGCTGATCGCCTCATGGTCGACTTCATTTCCAACCCGCGCTTCCCGGAAGCCCTTGCCCGGATCAAGCGCGCCGCAGCCGAAAACGATGATGAATTCTTGGCTGATTTCCTGTTGCGCGCCTATCTGGGGTCGACGCCAAGCGGGGAATGATCGGCGGCAGGGCGCAGGCCGGGTTATCTCGGCTTGCGCGTGAAATCGAACCGCAGATCAGACTCGGAAATCCAAGACGGCTGCGGCAGTCGTTCGCTTGCGTCCGGGTCGATAGATTTCAGCCACCAGAAGAATTCAAAAGCTGCATGTTCGGCCGAATAGTTGTCGGGTATGTGCCGCGATGCGCGAACCGCCAAGACCACAGTTTCAATCCGCCCGCCAACTGAAATCTTGTGACGGTCCTTTGGGTCAAGGTCCAAACAGATATTGTGCGAGTCAAGCATGACCATCGTTTGAACGCACCACAGGAATTCTTCTTGTTTCGTCATCATCGCACCTATTTTAACGGTTCACTCTTTCAGCTTGGCGCTAGAAGAACCGGATGTAAGTCATAACAAGGCCAGCTATAGCAATGGCTGACCCTATCGCCCATTTCCATTCAACTTTCAGGAAGTCCACGATTGAATGCGCAACGCGCGAAGTCCAATGCCGCCGCTGCCAACCGCCGACGAAGAACACGCCGCTATTGGGGTCATTTTCGTATGGCTCAAACTTACCTTCCCACCAAGCCTTAAACCGTTCTTGCATTCCCGTTACCTGTTCAGCCATGCCGAACGAACAACTTGCGGCTGTTTCTTCGGCGCTGCCTCACTCGATAGTTCTTCGGCCCGCCTGTCAAGGTTCACCCCGATC